CTGATGGCATTATTGCACCGAAACAGAATACTCCAGAATCACCTTCAAGGTTCCTGTTCCTGTAGTGAAGGCTCCGGTTGCATTGGTGATGTAGATGGGCTGATTGAGCACGTTGGCCGCAGTAAGGACCGCATTCAATACGCCGCTTTCATTGATCTCCTGCATAGTGGTTCCCGACGTAAGGAAAGCCGCAGCAACTGTCGATGCAAGAGCATTTGTGGCTGCCGTTGTACCATATCCGACAGTCAGAACGCCTCCACTCGCATAGGCTGTGCCGGTATTCTCGTCAACGAGAGTAGCCTTCAGCACGTGATAAAATAGGCCGGCGCCGGGAGCGGGAAGCAATTGAACCGGAGTTGCATACAGAGCGAGAATCTGGGCATTGGTCAGAGTCACGACCTGCCGCTGGACACCCATGCTTGTAAAGTATTGAGTCGCCTCAAATACTCCACCATCCGATGCCCTCACCACATCTCCAGCACCATGCGCGTAAGTGAAAGTCGCCGTCAATACGCATTGCTGGTAACTGTTCGCCTGCCCAGTTGTGCAGGATGCCGAACTCGGAGTGACAACCTCATAGGTCGCGCCGGAGCCGATTGCGAACGGAGGATAGGTGGTGCCTGAAAATGGGTAAAGAGGATACGCGCCCACGCCGGTAGAGGTTTTTCCGTAATCCAGCGTGATTGAGTAGCTTCCCGAAGTTCCGCCGCCAGCACCAACAATAAGCGCCGGTCCGCCATTGGGTGTGACTCCATAGGCAAAGCTGCTGACATTGATGTCGCTGGCGTATTGGCCATAATACTGCGCTGAAACGGGCAGTGAAGCCAGAAGCAACGCGCCGATAATCAAGAGTGTCTTTTTCACGTCATTCTCCTTGGGCGTTCTGCCCGGTTACATTCCGCCCAGTGCTGGGCCTTCCTCGTTCTCTGATTCGCCATGCTGGTGCTGCGGTTCTTCGGACTCTTCGCCGAGAAACTTGTCCATCGCCTCACGAGCCTCGTTTGCGGTGTTGTGCTCACCATGGTCCGTATGCTGTCCCTGCTCATCAATCGAGTGGGAGTGGGCTGCGATGCCGTCGTGATGTACGATGTGGTGCTTGTCGCCGTCCGTTACCTTGTGGCCAAGGTGCGCAAGCATATGCAGATGGTCTGGATGCTCTTCGCGGGTTCCGTCGGGATGCTCTGTGTGGAAAGTCCCATCGCCGTGATCGTGGACGTTGTGAATCTGATCGCTTCCGCCGTCGCTCTTCTCTTGCTCTTCAGTCGATTCGTGCGGTTTGGTTTCGCCATGCGGCTTGGGGATGTAAGAGCTATTCCGCTCCCCGCCGCGCATCTTGCCAAGTCCGTCAAAGCCATCTCGCGCCATTATTTTGCCTCACTTTCGGTCGATTCCGGTAATGATTCCACCGGAGCGGGGTCCGTAACCGGGATAGGTTCCGTAACCAACGTAGGGTCCGCGACACTCGGCTCCTGGGGAATCTGCTCAACGCCGTCCCTTGTGAAGGACTTCACTCCTAGTTCTGAAGCGTTGGGATTGAAGTAAAGCGGCTCCTGGTGAACGACATTCACGCCGTCCGCCGGAGTAGGCTCTCGAACCACAGCCGGAGCGGAATACGTGGAAGGCGGAATATCTGTGATCGGGATCGGTCCAACCGTGTTCTGAACCAGATCGACGCTGACGCCATCCTGGGCGGTAGGCTCAAGCGGAGCAGCCTCCGCGAAATACTCATCGAGTAGCGCGATAAACCGGGCCACCAAGTGCGGGTCACGGGGCAGAATCAACTCATTCTGCAAGAGTTGTGCGAATTCATTCAATGTCATTCTGTGCTCCAATCTCAGGTTGCAACCCAAACGCCGCCTCGGTCAACCGGCGCACATCCGCCGAAGACTTGGCCTTGATGGTTGAATCATCTACCTTTTCTGGGGGTTGTGTCAAAGGAATCTTGCGGAGACGCTGAATTTCGGCCTCAAGCTGGGCATTGCGGTCATTCGCGGCAGAAATGGTTACGTCTCGGCCTCCAATACAGTCGAGCATGAGTTTTTCAAGCTGAACATTCTTCTTCGCCGTAGCTGACCACCCGATTGCCTGAATCGCAACCACCACCAAAAGAACGAATATCACTGCCGCGCTGCCCATGCTGACCCCTTTCTCGGATTGTTATCCTGCTTCCATTTTGCCATAAGCACGCTCTTTGCCGTCATGTCCGCCTTGGGACTCAAGCTCTGATAATACTCCTGTTGCCTCACTTGCAACGGTTTGGAGGCTGGACGCCCAAAGATTGCATACAACCCATACCCGGAACCCTGAAGCGGAGAGTCAGACCCGTCGCTCGAACCTTCGATCTGCTCCACCCTCTTAGGGTCTGACTTTACCAGTGGAATCACCCGGCGCAACTGCTTGCACTTGTCACTCACCATCCAGCCCGGATACTCCAACGGGTGCCCACTTGCATCCTCTCCGTACCTGATCCGCTTGGCCAGCAATTCCCTCATCAGCGTGTCGCGCCCCAGCTTGTCCCTTGTGCTCGGCAGCGGTATTGGAATCCCCTCGCGCCGCAGAACCGGCGTCATGCGCTGATTGACAGACCGCATATCCGCGCCCATCGTCGCTGTTGCCTTACTGTATTCCGCATCGAAAGAATGTGTGAAATTGATGAACTGCGGAATCTCCATCTTGCCGTGCTCGTTCTCTTCGACCGCCCACTCCGCAATGTGCTCCGCCAAGTCTTCCGGCTGCTCATGTTGGGTGTAAAGCTCATCGTATGTGTAGACTTCCCCGTTTGGACCCATGCAATGCTTGTAGTAGCTGGCCGGATGCTCATAACCCCAATTGCCTGAAATCCAGCGGCGATACCAGTCCGGGAACCGAACGCTGCCATCCTTGAACACGTGGATATTCTCATCCCACACGCCTCTGAAGTATCCGCCAGCCGCCCCCCACAAGCCGAACTTGAGCGCATCGCGCACATCTGCCGGGTACGCTTCCAGGTTCTTGAGGAACGTGGGGTCATTGGCAAAGATAGGGTTATCGAGGTATGTCGCCGGAAAGTAATCGTAGTCATCCGGGTCAAATGCTGCCTTCTGACTATCGTCCATCCCCATGCAAGGAATGCCCTTAACGAACAAATCCTCTACCCACATCGCGCCGATACCGATGGGATTTCCTGCCCCATACTTCCGAGGCTTATCGCTCACTGGGCAGCGATTCCAGGCCGCAACGCTGCTCCACTGTTTGAAGGTGAACTCGCAAAGCTCATCGTAGCCCATGTGGAACCACTGGCCCTGCCATCCCCACACATCATGCTCATACTGCATCGACCCAAACTTGGTCGTAGCACCGTTGAGCCAAGTGACCTGGTTCTTTCCCTCGTTGTACTGCTTGTAAAGCTCCCTGGGAAACGACTCACGGAAGCGCGTAATCACTGTTGCCTCAAGCATTGGGAACGTACGCCGAAACAGGATCGTGTGGACCTTGGGACCATCCTCATTAGAGAACTCGTTGCAGGCTTGAAACTGCTCCATCAGCATCCCCATCGTCTTGCCGGGTCCAGCCGCGCCGCCCATGAACCCGTATGGTGCCGCCGAAGCATGGAAGCGGCATTGGAACGGGTATGGATCGTATATCTTGCGCGTGTCGATAATGAAGCGGTCTGCGCCGGTCAGCATATCCTATCCGTGGTAGATGATGAGACTGCCGGTCGTGGGAGCCGTGGCAAACAGGCCGCGCACCCAAGGCACAGCGCATGAGATCGTAGCAAGCGCACCGGCAGCGATAGACGATCCGAGAGATGCGTACAGCGACGCGCTATCCGACGGGGCGGCTTGCATCTGCACTGCCTGGTTGGTGCCGTTGAACACCGTGCAGTAGGTTGCCGTATCGCCTGGCGCTGGAGCAATGGCCACCTGCTCCGTGGCTAGTACGCCGCTATCAGATGCGGCATTGTTGACCAGCGCGATCTGGTCGCCGGTGTAGAGCGCAGGCTTGGGTGTGGGCATTGGCTGAGTGT